GCTTCTTTGATTATTAATCTTGTAGCCATGTTACCAAAGAAAGGATGTCTTAATAATAGTCCTACTCTTGCTACAATAATCTTGTCTAATACTTCTGCTCTAAGTTCGTCAGTAACTTCAATTTCTGGGATCTTTTTAGCTTCTTCCCATCTGTCTAATACTTCTTTATCTTGTGTCGGTATATTTGTTGTCATTTGTGCCATCTTTTTCTAATTGTTATAATACTATTATATGATATTTAATTGAATTTGTCAACCAAAAAGAGTGGGGGAAAACCAAAATTTTCCCCCGTAGTTGCCTACTTCTCTTGTGCGGCTTTAATGTATTTGCCGTATCTTTCATGGAACTCATCAAAGCACTCAACTTCATCTGGATCGATTGGAAGTTGATATTGGGTAAGAGCTAATTTGATACCCATGACAACCAATTCGGTATCAAAATTGTCCATCGCAAAACGTAAAAAGTTATTGACTTTATCATCAAACTTTTTATCACTCTTATCACTTGCTTCTTTCAACTCATAACATAAAGATACAGTTAAGGAATACATGGCACTGATTTCTTTTGTATCTAAAGTCTTTACCTTACCAGCCAATACATCAGATGGATTAGGTAATTGAGCTGACACTTTTCTGTGTGCCATAAATTTAACGGCAAGTCCTTCGCCGACTGAACCACTAACAAGATCTGTTGTGGTTGCTTCATCATCATCGTCTTCGAGTAACTCGGAAACAAATGACCATGAACGAGGTGTTGCAAAAGATCTACTTGGACTTCTTGGATCAAAGTCATACAAGTCTTTCTTTGCAAATGTCAAGTAACCTACTACATCTTCATGGATACTGTTCTTTACTGCCCAAGCAAACCAATCATCAAAGTCCACTTTCAACTCTAAGTGTACAAATCTGTTTGCCAACGGAGCAGGCATCCTGTAAGTTACACCCTTGTCTGCTTCTCTGTTACCAGCGGCAACAATAAAAACATTATCAGGTAATTTGTATGTACCAACCTTCCTGTTAAGGATAAGTTGATATGCCGCGGCCTGTACTGCCGGAGCGGCTGAATTCATTTCATCTAAGAACAATACAATCTTCTTGTACTTCTTAGCCATTTTTGCATCTGGCAATTCTGCCGGAGGCGCCCACTTCATTGTGTTATCATTTGCCGCATAATACGGAACACCTTTAATATCTGTAGGTTCCCATAATGACAAACGAACATCAATCATATATGCTTCTATGTCTTCACAAATCTGTGAAACAATATCGGACTTACCAATACCTGGAGGTCCCCATATAAAAAGTGGTCTTTGTTTATTGAATGCCCTTAGGATGCTTTTCTTTGCATTGTTGGGGCTAACTTGTCTAACTGCGATGTTTTCCATGTTGTACTCCTTTTGTTAATTTATCTCAGTGCCTTATTATGTTTATTATAATAGCACCATTTACTCAAAAGGTCAACCGGAAAATGCAATTTTTTTCCAAAAAAGAATCCAATAATATCAAGGATTTAAAGATTCATCTGTCCGTTTTAGGGCTTTTGCCAATCCGTATTTGCGAACATCACCACTGAAAAGATGCAATTCGAGTGCTTTCTTTTCGTTCGTAACAGTCAAACCTTTGCTGGTTAGGAAGTATGGACAGTCAATAAACTTGTCCAAAAATATTACAACCTGTGTTGTTATTTTAAAATCTGGAGGAAAAGGAATATCATATGTAGCAAGATCAATTTTTTCCATAAGAAACAATAGTCCTGCTTCTGTAAGTCTAAGTCCACCCTGTTCTTTCTCTCTTGTGTTCTGCCACCATTGGGGCATATACTCAGCCAGACTGCTTTCGCTGATTGCTATACCTGCCTGCTTCAAGAATACCTTGGTGTAGGTTTCTTTCCAGTTCATTATTCTTCCTTAACTGTTTCGCCGGAAGTGAGTTTTACTACTGTGAAATCTTTAACGTCAAACAATTCATTTAATTTATTTGCTAAATTAAAAGCATGACCTGGATTACTAAAAGATACTTTCTTGTATTTAGGTCCTGGGTAGTTTGTTAGCACGTTAGAACTTTTTAGATTGAAAGGTTTGTCTTTATAAAATACTGCCCAGATGGCTTCAGCATCGAGCACCTGCTCAGACTTATACGTCTTTTTATTAACGTGTTCTAAAACGACTGTTGGTTTAGGTCTACTCATATTAAGTTCCTTATACTAATATTTATCAAAGTATAAGAGTAATATACGTAGTTTATTGGATTATGCTACCAGGTCTTACCACCATCTACGGCAACACTAACAACTTCTTCTGTATTATTTTGCTTGTCTACTAGCTTTTCAAGATCACCATGTAATCTTGACATTACACCTGCTAGTGTAAATGCCAGGTTTTTAGCTTCTATTAGCGTCATACGTACTTCTTGTTGGTTAGTGCTGTCTGCAACTTTAACTTTATCAATGTATTGTTGCAAAGGAATGGTGTTTAAGGGTTTAATGTCTGTTGACATGACTTAACTCCGCTCTCATTTCTAGCTCTGTTTTAAAAGGGCCTCTGTGTTCATACTTTTCTAAAGTAACTAATTTAGGACAAAAACTCTTGACCCAACCCTTTTCAAAATGAATACAAAAATAACCTGCACAATACAAGCTCTTTGACTTTTTACTTTTTGTAAACAAAGCAAATTTTCTTTTTAGATCAAACATAGCATTGTAAGGATTAGTTGATGTTGGCAAGTCATATATTTCTTTGCTTGGACTTGCCTTATCTGATATGCTACCTTTTGACCATAGTATGTGTCCTAGATCTCTTTCTACTGAATTCTTGCTGTCATAGAACCAAGATCCGTCTACACATGAATACATATATCTATTGTCTTGATCTTTTGACAACGTACCTACTTTTTCATTAGTGTCTTTATCTTCAATAATCCAAAACTTGTTTTTAAGTATTTCGTTTGCTTTTAAAGATGTCATATATGTACCTTCCTATATTAATGGTAATTCTTTTAATTCAAAGCCTAACATCATCATTATGTTTGATATTACTTCAAATTGTGAATCTAATATTATTCTAATATCCGTTATCTCATTTAACAAATATGCGTTCGCACCTAAACTAAAGATCAATCCTACTGTAATTACACCCAACAAAAATAGAATCTTTCTATCTAGCTTCATACAGGATACCTTGCTTGTAATGGTTCAGCATAAGCCTGTGCATTATCAGTAATTCTTTGCATATCATAAATTGCACAAAATTTCATAAGTCTTAATCCTACTTGTTTAACGTCCTTAGGTTGTGCATTTTCTGATATAGTGTTTTTTATTTTATCTTTAATATTCTCAGGCTGTGCTGTCAAATCACATAATGTAACATTTCTATTGTAGTCATCAAGTACTCTATGTTCTTTGCCTTCATGATCAACCCAACGTTGTAACATCAAGTTGTTCCAAGCATAACCTTTGTTGCTTTTGTCTGCGAATGCTTCTTCAAGTCCTACTTTGTTCTTTGTGCCTTTTACTCTGACACCTGGATAAGCGGAAAATACATTGTCACTTGTATCGCCTCTCATACATTTTTCAAACAACAACCATTCTGGGTTCGGAGCATTTTTTTCTTTGCCAGTCTTTTTGTCTAATACACTTTTGCCTTTGTCATCAAAATAACCTTCGTGTGTGATAGTAGTATTAGATATGCCGTTGTATTGCGATACCTTTGGACTTATTAATTGTGCAAAATCTCCATCAGTTGAAATAATAATGTGTTCATCATTTGGGTGATGTTGTATCCAACCTGCAATAAGATCATCTGCTTCTAATTCATCATGTTGTAAAACTGTGCAATTAGTTTTCTGTGTAATAAATTCACGGAACTTGTCAAATGTTTCCCAGAAGATTTTTTCTTCTTGTTGTTGTGCTTCTGTCAAAGCATCTCTAAATTCTTGTCTGTTACGTTTATAAGGTTGATAAAAATCCTTACGCCAGCTTCTTCCTTCTAAACAAAAAACAATATGATCAGCATCAAAGTCATTCCATGCCTTTTTCAAACTGTTGAATGTTATGTGAAATGCCATACCTACTTTCATATCTAACTCACCACGTACCACATGACGAGCTCTAAAGAAAGTATTCGCAGTATCAACCAAAACGTATTTCATTAGCTTACCTGTACCGCAACGTAAAATAATACACCAAGTATTGAAAAGTTAATTATCATGTTTATATAATTTGGATTAGGTGACATTAGCTTACCTCCGTTTTACCATCATCTCTTTTGTTAATATTAATATACCCTGAATTTCTATTTGGGTCAAGTCCTTGTTCTTCCAAAATGTTTCTTGCAATAGTTTTGAACCATGCATCAACAATCTGTTCATTTGTTTCGCCTTTGTATCCTGCGTCAAGTAATTGTTCAATAAACTCATTGTTCCAATCTAATTCAAAAAATCCATTCTTGATATCATGATGATTGACATGAGTATTCAAAACAGCCACCCAAGGCTTCTTAGCCTTTGTAGCCGCCTTCTTTTCTTCTTGTAAAAGACGCAGTCTTTTCTGTTCAGAAGTTTCCGCTTTTGGATCTTTTTTGAACTTATTCTTGACTTTGTTTAAAAAGTCTTTCATGTTTTTTCTCCGTAGTTTCCAAATTCCTGTCCATAACTTATCACACAATAAGTTTCATAACCAGGATGGTACTCTAGTATTGTATACGTTTTTGTTTTTGGATTGACGTATATTGACAGAGGTAAAAACACTGGCACTTCCGAATATCCTTCCACATCACGTACAGTGGTTGTTTGGATACCTTGAGAAAGTAGTATTTCTCCCCTTTCAGTTAATCCAATTTCTACTTCATGCCACTGCATACATACTATTGGCTTTTCTTGCCAATCAGCGGCCTCTGAATTTTTGTAGATAAGTATCCCTAGAAAAAATACAAATACTACAATAATTGTTCTTAATGGTTTCATAATAACACCTCCTACGTGCCTATTGCATTTCCAAATAGATACACATGGACTCTTGCCGCCACATTGTATCCTCGCTTAAACGCCTTCTCCGCAATCTTTCCTGCTGACGCAGTCTGTTCTTCTTCTCTTGCACCTGTAGGCATTATCCATACTGGCCAATCAACACCTGCTTTTCTAAACTTCTCAACTGTTGACTCCATCTCGTCCCATTCACGTTGTTTTGCTCCAACAACGAATTTAAGTTGTCCTTTTCTACTCACCTGTAAGTATTCTGCTACTCTCTCAGGCTTAATTGCTTTGTCTGGATGTTCACCAGATACTGTGTACAATTTAGGACTACAACTAAAAAATATTTCTGTGTCTATACTTTTACCCCATTCAATAAACTCTGGCCTTAGTTGTTGTGTACCATTTGTTTCAAATGTCATTGATCCTGGCAAATTGTTCTGTCTTTTAAGTTCAGCATATATACCAATGGTTGCTTGTTGACCTGTAGTCATCAAAGGCTCACCTCCTGTGATACACAAATGCTGTCTAAAGTTACTCACAGGATGCAAAAACAATCCTTCTGGATTGCTGTCTGTTTTCAATATGTTAATAATTTTGTTTGCAATAACCTCAGGAGTTTCTTGTCCCATAAGTCCTTTGAACTTCTTTGCCCAAGTATAAGAACTATCACAACCACGTTCCCACACAGGCAAGTCTTCTACTCTCTTTACAGAACTTACATCAAACTCTTCAAATGGCAATTCATATGTGTCTGGATTAGTTGGATCTAGTTGTCCAAAGCCATTGCATTGTAAGTTACACAAGAAGAATCTTATCCAAGCCGTTGGAGCACCTGTGTAATGTCCTTCACCTTGAATACTGTGAAATATTTCACTGTAATAATATTTACGTACCTTTGTTACAGCCTTATCTCTTGATCTACCTGTGTTGTGTACAGTTGTCATTAATTTAAACTCCAAGTGGATCTTAACTGTTCTATCCAAGCATTGATACGTTCTGTGCTAAGACTAGATTGATTGTCTTCATCAATAGCAAGACCAACAAACTTATCACCCCTTGTTGCTTTGCTTTGATCATATTTGTGTCCTTCTGTACTTGTAAAGCCAACAAATTGACCTCCTAGTTCTTTGATCATTTCATATAATGTACTCATGCTGTCTTGATACAAATCACCATAACCAACTTGATCGCCTAGTCCAACCAATGCAACACTTTTGTTTTTCCAATTCACTGTTTTTAATTTATCCCATGCTTCGATGTAATCTTCTTGTAATGCACCATAGTCCCATGTGGGAGAAACCAATATAATTTTTTCATATTGTTCTAAAACATCTACGCCATCTTTAATATCATGCAGTTCAGTTTCTTTCATAATATCCCAAATAGTTTCCGCAGTACGTTCACTATTTGCGGTCGTTGAACCATACATAATACCAATTCTTTCAGTCATCCTGCAAACCTATCATATAGTGCTATTATAACATGATATCCGCCATATGTAAAGAGACAAAATATACAGAATTTCAAAAACTTATTCATTCCATCATCTGCCATTACTTCCCAATGTGGCCTATCCTTTTTGCTGAACAATCCCATTTTAGTCACCCAAACTAGCTAAAGGTTCATCAATATAGCTGTCAGTGTAATCACCGTCACCATAGAATCTACGTTCGGAAGTCTCTTTTACAAGAGATCCGTTCTTTTTGCGATACGTGATGAATACTGCTTTTATGATTCCAGCATCATCTCTTTCAAAATGTTCTTTCATTGGTCCTTCTTTCATTATACTATCTCCTCGATTATTCCAAGCACTTCTGCTATGAAAAATATTGCTCCTGCACACATCATCATGAATCCAGCTTCAGCAATAAAAATATCACTGTAATTATTCTCTGACCACAGAGAATAACCTGCGTAGCAGAGCATACCACTTGCTACAAATCTAAAAATACTTTTTACAATACTAACCGCAAAGTGTCCTTCACCTGGATCCTTACTTGCTGGTATTATGATCTTTTCTGGTATTGGCATTTGTTCTCCTTAATAACTTGCATAGACTACAAAACTTATCATAGCAATAAAGCCTATAATCAAGATATGATTGCCTAGGTTAAAATAACTGTCCCCTAGGTTAGTTTGATTTTTAGGATCAATAAATCGTGCCTTGAAACCCTTGTCCACCTTTGGAAGTTTAGGTGCGGCATGAGTATCGTTACCGAACTGATCCGTTGTATCAAATAACTCAAGTTGTTCTTCTTCTCTATTCATGTTCTCCTCCTGGGTCGCCTTCAGGCAAGTTTACCTTGTAAGGTCGATTCTTTTTGTCTCTCATAATCACAAACTGTCTTCCTCTGCCATATGATCTATATCCAGTATCAAAACCAGCGATGCTTTTTCTTGCTTCATGAAACTGCTTAAATGTATAGTATGAAGCAAAAATAATTGCTATGTGTCCTACTACAAGTGCCGTCCATATGTCAGCTCTAAGCAATCCCCATATGTAAAGTGTAAATGCTGTCGACCAAACAAAACTTAAAACAGTCAATAATTGTAATCTAACTGTCTTAGGTAAAGCACGTAGATCGTTCTTCGAGTCATCGAACAGAACTGTTGCCGCACTGACCATAAACTTTTTCATACTGCCCTCCGTCTACCTTGGTGCAAATTCTTGTTGTAACTTGATGTTGTCCATGAACTCCTTCTTGGTTCCTGGATCTTCACCAAATGCTCCACGCAATACAGTTGTCTGTGTCAAACTACTGTGAGCTCTTATTCCTCTGTTTTCACAACAACCATGTGTTGCTTGTAAATATACACCAACGTTCGGACTACCAGTTGCAGTTTGTATTTCATTTGCAATTACGTTGTTAAGTTCTTCTTGTAATGTACCACGTCTTGCACACCATTGTGCAATCCTTGTGTACTTGCTCAAACCTATCAATGTGTCCGCGGCAATAATTCCTATGTATGCAACACCGTTCACTGGTTGATGATGATGACTGCATAAACTTTTAATTTCACTTCTTACAACCAACATACCTTTGTAACCATCTGTTACGTGATTAGGAAATGCAGTTGCATTGGGCATAGGTTCATAACGTCCACTCATCAATTCATTGATGTACATCTTAGCAAGACGTCTGCCTGTGTCCATACTGTTGGGATCATTGTGTCGATCGATAACCAGGCTATCTAACACCGCTTCAAACTTTGGAACAAGTTCTTCAATCAGTGCTTCTTTATCGCCTGGTTGTAAATGTTGGGATATATTGTCACCTGCCCAGTACGTAGTACCTGAGTCTTTTATCCGTTTAATAATTTCTTCGCTTTTAATCAATTTTCTTCTCCGAGTTATAGACGAGGATGTCTTCGCCTTATTAAGTTATAATACACTTATTTAGGTTTTTTGTCAAGTTTTATTTGCACTAAAAATGATTTTTGAGTACATCTAATTGTTCTTGGTATTTTCCGATTGAATTGATTTCTTTTTCAATTGTTTCGAGTACATCATTATGTTCACCAACGCCTACTCCATTTTGCAAAAATATTTCTACATTCATCTTGTGTTTTGCAATCTGTCCTTCTGCGTGAGCAATCATAGATTTAATGATCTCTTCCCTGTTTACAGCCATTATTTGTCCTTTCCGAATTGTTGTGGTAGATATTCTAAAGCGATTATTTTGTGTATATCATCTCCGAAGTGTTCACCATCAACAGTCTCCTTCGTTATATTTAACTTCTTTTCACGTAAAAACCATTCTTCTACATGATTTGGGGCGACTTGAATGTAATCAAAATTGTAAAATGAATTACGTAATTTTGGAATTAACATTTCGTCGGGTATCCATGTCCACTTGTTCAAGCTGAATAATTTCAGCTCTGCTCCATTACGTCGGCAAAGCTCTTGTAGAATGAACATCTCTTTAAACCATTCCCTTTGTGCTTTCAACGACATAATCTCCATCCAAGTTTTTACTTTCATGTAGGGTTCTGCTCTTAGGTCTGGAGCACCCATCATGAACCTTGGATCAAATTTCACGTTAAAATGTAATCTGTTTGAATAATCTTGTGGATAGCATTGTAACGGAATATCGAATACGTTCTTTTGTTCATTGTGCAGTCTTTTCAACCACAAATCAATTTTGCCTTTTTTGTGTTCCAAATGATATAATTCATCATGCGGAATAACATTTTCGTAATCAGGTGGATCCATCATACTTAATCTAAATCTATTCCAGTAGGTATTTTGTACAATTACCTCTTTAATGTCATCATACTTTTTAAATAAAAAACTTAACCATTCGCTATACTCCCACCAACCGTTACTGCTGTTTGCAAATATAACTCCGTCAGCATCTTTGTCATTAATATAAAATTCTGCCCAGTTGTTGTCATTCCATTTGCCACTAAAAGGCCAAGTGTTTATATCTAACACTTTATCATCTGGCATATCCTTAACATGATATCCGCAAGTGTGACTACAACCTAATGCCGCGATTCTCATCTTCTTTTTAGTATCCTCTCTTGTGCTTCAATAATTTCTTTTGTGTTCCACGAACCTTCTCTTCTTTTCAAATCTTCATCAACGTACTTTTGCATTTCTGGAATGACTCCTCTCACGCCACCCTTAGGATCGTCCATGTCTCCTACACGTCTTGGTATTAAATGTACGTGTGGATACATCACACTTTGTCCTGCTTCTTTGCCTACGTTTTGTCCTATGTTAAAAGCATCACAATAACCACGTTCAACCCAATCATATCCCCATTTGTAAGCGGCAGAAAAACAAGTTGTCAAATGTTCCCAGTCTTCTATCTTAGGTACAAAAAGAACGTGTCCTTCTGTTACAGGATACTTGTCCTTAAATACTGTATACTCTTTTGTATCTACTAATACATCTTTCCAAGGCACTTGACTATACTGCATGAAATTCTTCCTTGATGTATCTTTGTAATTCGTGATCTCCTACGTTCTCTGGTATACGTTTTTTGTAAAATAATTCATAACTGTCTGACCCATACTTGCCAATGCCATACAATTTTGTTGCATCTTCTCCGTCCCAATTTAAAAAGTCTTCAGTCATTTTTCTAATTGTGTTTTCACGTTTGTTGTAAAAGCCCAAACTTTTTATAACTTCTATTACAGTTTTCTTATCGCTTTTTAAATACTTTTGCGGAGTAGGCCATTTATCAAAGAACTCTGGCAGTACTCTCTTTACTTGTACCCTGCCTGTTTGATTCAAACAAATAACACCTACGAAGTGTTGCCACAAGTTTTCTACTTGTTGTTGTACCATAAGGTCTTCACGCATCATCTATCCACTCCGTTACTTTTATCATATCATGTAATTTCTTTTTAGCTTCTGTAATGTTCTTGGCAGGTACCCATGCCTGTCCAATACCTTCTCTTTCATTCAAACGTCTTATTTCTAATGCAATATCACTGTCTGCTTTTTTGTGCATACTAATAACTGCTGGTACTTTAAAATGTAATATGTGTACCTTATCTTTTATATCTGGAAATTTTACTATGTTGTCACTCATAACTTGGGCTTAAATTTTAATAATTTTTTTGGTCTTAACTTCAATGCTCTACTCATTAAGTTAATTATACCACCTTTTTTGAATTGTGTCAAGTATCTCTTTTTATCCAATTCTTTAATTAAATCTTCTGTAAGTTCACATTCTTGTAATGTTACATTTGTTTTCAAATTATTTGGTGTAAACTTAACATAACATAAAGGATCACCACGTTTGATGGATAGCTTTTTATCTGTATTGTTAAAAACAAATCCCCAACTAATGCTTCTTACCCAACTGTGAATATTATAGCTACCACCAATAACTTCACCAGGAAACTTGTTGGGCTTTAAAAATGGAGGCAGTATTTCCATTAAACATGGTTGGTCTGCTACAAACAAATAATTTAGATTGAATTGGAACATTGGTTTGTTTACATCATACATTTCATCTGGTTGATGCAACGTAACTAAACCTTGTAATTGATGTGTGTCTACTTCATCACTTTCTATGTCTACGCCGCCTTCTTTTGGAATGGCAGTAAAAGACACAGGTGACTTCAAAATAAAAAGATTGTTATAAAAGCCCTGATAAGATGGACAATCTATAACTCCTCTTTTATTGTAACTCTTGTTTACTATCTTTGGTGTTTTAAAACGTTCAGGTTCTAGTACAAGCAAATCTGGTATAGTTCCTGTCCAACACCATCCTAGTTTAGTCGTCATAACTTCCTACGTTTTCCCAAGGATAAACTAACCAAACGTCTTCTTCGCTTTTGTTTACTTCATCACAATGATAACCTTGTGCGTCAAATTCACTTGCTAAATTATTTGTAAGTGTTGCGAACTTTACATTGTCTATATTATTTAGATTCCAGTCATTTGATATCCACTGGAAAGTTGCACCTGTATCGTTTATATCATCAACGATTAAAATCTTTTTACCTGCGTGTGCATCAGCTTTCATACCGTTGTCGCTGATTACTTCTCCGCCATCTCTAAAACTTACATCCAAAGCTCTACACTTTATACCAGTCATATTGCTTATGATGGTTGCAGGCACGTTACCGCCTCTTGTAATGCCAACAATATAGTCTGGCTTCCAGTTGTCCGCATACATCTGGTTAACAATGCTTACACACATCTTTTCTACATCTGACCATGTGTAATATTTCTTTTTAATTTTCATCTTTACTCCTGGTGTTTAAATTTCCACTAATTGAAAATCTGTCTTTGCCACTTACATTCTTACCTGTGTAATGGCTAATTCTGGAATCAAAGATAAGCAACATACCTTCTTTAGGTTCTATTACTTTTTCAAATCGAGGCATATCATTTACAAATACTGTAAAATGCAAGTTGCCTTGACCTTGTTGTACTTCTGGATAATACACGAATGACCATTTGCTACTTGTATGGCTGTGAAACGCAGTACTGCCATATGGCTCTGTTTTGTGTGTCCATATGCCTGTGATTTCTAATTCTGTATCATTTGCATAAGTTTGTACTGCCTTTTCTACTTCATTCATAAAATGCAAACAACAAGGATTGTTTGGAAACTTTATATCTTCATAATGAGTATCTTCTGGATTAGGATCTATTCTTTCGTTGTCATTGCTAACACAATCTAATATTTCTTTGCTGTCAACATTGGGTAGTGTTGTTTCATACACATCAATACTTGCAATATTGTGTGTCTTTTCTTTAATAGGCATTGGTGGTACATATTCTTGTGCCCAAGGATATGTCATTGGGTCTCCCATAATAATTGCACCATCGCCCTTGCCGTGAATGGCTTTGTCAAATTTTACAAATTTAAATGTTGGAGTAAATCTATGTTGATTTCTCAAAGGCGTTGCAGTATGTAATATGTTGCTTTTCCATGCCAACATTCTACCTGGAATAGGCGGAATACTTATAATATCAGGATATGTTGTGCCTTGATATCCATCTTTTTGATTATTTAAATTTGTAATAAATTTAGTTTCACCACCATCATTTATATCCCAATTATTATTTGCATAAAACATAAATGTCCATGCATCATCATTTTCATCATCTACATGATAGTATGCAGACTCACGTGGAGCAAATATATTTGCGTGTGATCTTTTTAATATGCAACCATGCAACTCAGGAACCCATTGTTCAATAAATTCCCATAGTGCATGAAAAGTTTTTGTACCTGTGTATTCACCTGTACTCATTCCTGTTGGCGGAAGATCGCTGTCGTCTACTTCACCATACAAATAAGGAAAGTTTTGTACATCACGTACAAGTTCATTAAGTTGAGGCGGCGAAAAGACATTGTCAAAGATTAGCAATTTGCCATTTAGTTTTTTTGTTACGAAAGGTTCCTGCATTAGAAATCAATTTCCCTTCCTTTGCTTTCCCAAGTACCAAATCTTGTAGGTTCAGGACGTTCTGGTTCTCCTGCAGGTCCCCACTGATTGTGCCTTGCGTCTTTTTGTTGCAAATACAATTCATGTTGAATCCAATTTCCGTCCACCATGAATCCCCAGTCTTTTCTTTTCTTGGCCATATAAAACAAACTCCAACAAGGAATGTTATTTCCATCTTTGTCTTTTGCAAGTTCTAACCAATGTAAATCTTCTGCTTTTCTAAATCGCATACTACCAGGACCTCTCCAATGTTTGCCTTCTGGTGTATGTTCCCAATAGCCACCTTTTAAGATCAAAGCACCCCAATCCCATGGATGATCATGTAGTTGTGGTTCATCACTTTCTAATACTTTGTGTAATGTGATGTTAAAAGGAAAGTTCTTTCTGTCCTTTAAAAACACGTAGTATCTAATAAGATAAGGTATAGTACCACCTCTATCATATATTATACGTTTTCTATCCTTAAAAAGGGACATCGTCATCTCCATCTCCGAAGTCCTCCTTGACCAAATTATAAACTTTTAAAAAGTTTTCATGTGCAATTTTAAGTGCAGGATATCTTAGAATCATTTCATTTATTCTCATTTCAGTTGGCCATTCCTGCACACCTCCGCCGATGCCATTGTAAGTGTTATCAAACGTAAAGGTAGGCCCTGCTCCTGATGTGTAACTAGGTTCTATGGTTAAAGGTTCGCTGTCATCATGTTCACCAGCAATCGATACTGAATAAGTTGCGGTAGGTGAACCATGATTTTTTGCATCTGCAATACAATTACTAAAAGTTATTCCAGTTATTTTATCTTCCGGATCCATTTGTTATTGCTCCATAAAGTTTGTTACCACTGAAAAATTCACTTTGCAACTTCTTGACTTGTTCTCTAACAAAAGGCAAATACTCATCATAATTTTCCATGTATGTTTTGATCTGTTTAATTAATTCTTCTTTGTGTTGTGTGTATTTACTATCATTAATTGTCCAGTCACTTGGATATAGGAATTGTGGAATAGCCATTTCACTGTAACTTAATCTATCCGGAACCATAGGAATACAGTCTACCAAAGCACCTTCATACCAACTTATGCCTAGTGTCTCTTGCAAGTTTGCACTAAACACCATTTTTGCTCTGCCAAGCAAGTTGTGATATTCATTCTTTGTAAGTGTTTTATCTGCACACACAATAAGTTCATAGTCTGGCAAATACTGTTGTAAATCTCTAAATAAATCAGGTTGCTTTTCAGGAGCAATCCTATGTGGAAATAATATAATGTTTTCCTTAGGCATACCTTTGTAGCTGTCTAAACTGTTCTTTAGATATTCCATAGGCCAACCAACACGTTGTACTTTTGTTTTATCTGTTGATAGTCCTA